CCATAGCTGTTCCTGATGGTTTGGGCGCGTCACTGGCTCATAAAGACCCGAAGATATTCCTACTGGCTTTAATGAACGACCTAGAGGCTGACGTGAAGGTCAGGGCTGACGCTGCAAAAGCGTTGCTGCCGTTCATGTGCCAGAAAGTCGCCGATGCTGGCATCAAGGATGCGCGGCAGGACGCAGCTAAAAAAGCTGGCGCTGGCAAGTTTGGTGCGTCAGCGCCGCCTTTGAAACTGGTCAACAAGTAATTGCAGCCGGAATACTCCACGGCTTGCCTTGATTGGGCTGAGCGGATAAAGAGCGGGCGCTCGATCATCCCGCCCCCTATATTCCCAGACGAAGCAGCGGCGGCGGTTTCGGTAATGAAGGAATTACGCATCGTTGACGCGCCTGGAAGCCCCACTATGGGCGAGGCTTGCGCGCCCTGGGTGTTCGACCTTGCCGCTGCAATCTTTGGCTCCTACGATGCCGAATCAGGGCGCAGGCTGATTAAAGAGGTTTTCGTCCTAGTCAGCAAAAAAAACAGCAAATCGACGGTCGCAGGCGCAATCATGCTAACCGCGATGATCCGCAACTGGAGGCAGTCAGCGCAGTTCGTAATTCTTAGCCCCACGGTAGAGGTAGCTACAAACAGCTTTTCACCCGCCCGCGATATGGTGGCGAAGGATGATGACCTTGATGCGCTTGTGCATGTGCAAAGCCACATCAAGACGATCACCCATCGTGAAAGCAATGCAACCTTGAAAGTGTTGGCCGCTGATAGCAACACGGTAGGCGGATTGAAGGCTGTCGGTGTGCTGGTAGACGAATTACACCTGTTTGGCAAAGTTTCAAGCGCGGAAAATATGTTTCGTGAAGCATTCGGCGGGCTGGCATCACGGCCCGAAGGCTTCATTATTTACCTGACCACACAGTCAGACGAGCCGCCGTCAGGTGTCTTCAAGCAAAAACTAGACTATGCCCGCAAGGTTCGTGACGGCATCGTCATAGACCCCGGCTTTCTGCCTGTAATTTTTGAGCATCCCGACGAAATGGTGAAGTCAGGCGATGCGCTGAAACTGGAAAACATGTGGATGACAAACCCGAACATTGGGTTTTCAGTCGATCAAGAATTTTTAGAGCGCGAATATAAAAAGGCTGATTTAGCTGGTGGCGATTCATTCCGTGGCTTTATGGCAAAGCATGGCAATGTAGAAATCGGCATGAATTTGCGCTCCGACCGCTGGGCAGGTGCAGATTTCTGGGAAGACCAAGCCACGGAAAAAGGCTTAACCCTCGACCAACTACTAGACCGATCCGAAGTGGTTGACGTAGGCATCGACGGCGGCGGGCTCGATGACTTGCTGGGCGTGGCTGTGGTCGGCAGAGACAAAGTTTCACGCGAATGGCTGCTATGGACTCATGCTTTCGCACACCCTAGCGTTTTAGAACGCCGCAAAGAAATAGCGCCACGCTTGCGAGACTTTGCCAAGGATGGCGATTTGACGCTGGTCAAACATATCGGTGATGACGTTTACGCAGTGGCTGAAATATGCGCAAGGTGCGAGGCGTCAGGGTTGCTGGACAAAATCGGTGCTGATCCTGCTGGATTGGGTGGGATTTTAGAGGCACTGGTCGAGGCAGACGTACCCGAAGAAAAGGTAATCGGCATTACGCAGGGTTGGAAAATGACGGGCGCTCTGAAAACTACCGAGCGCAAGCTGGCAGAAGGTGCGCTACATCACGGCGGGCAACCGCTAATGAACTGGTGCGTAGGTAATGCCAAGATTGAACCGCGAGGCAATGCCGTGATTATTACCAAGCAAACATCTGGCACCGGGAAAATTGATCCGTTGATGGCTACCTTCAATGCCATTACTTTGATGAGCCTGAATCCAATTTCATCCGGTGTAACTCAAGGCTTCGTTTCCCTGTAACAGCCAACCAACTAAACAATGAACCTAATCGACAAAATTGCCGCAAGCCTTGGTTACGGCAAGGTCGATGCACGCCCGCAAAATGCGACCTATTCCGAGGCCGTTATGGAAGCGTTTCACGTAGCGCCTAGCGGTGTCACGGTATCGGCTACCAGTGCAATGCGGGTGTCAGCGGTAGCGGCTTGCGTGGCAAAGATAAGCGGCGCAATAGTAAGTATGCCTCTGCACGTTTACCGCCTAAATAGCGACGTGCCAGACCGTTTGCCACGTGACAACCTCTGGTATTTGCTAAACGAACAGCCAAGCCAGCAGTACACCGCTTCGTCAATGTGGGAGGGCGTCAGCATGGCGCAACTACTGCGGGGCGATGCCTTTGGATTGATTCGACGCGGCTTAAATAACAGCGTCCGTGAAATCCTGCCGCTGCCTTGGGGTAGCGTCAGCCCAATCCGCACACCGGGCGAGGGCGTCCGCTATTACGTCACCTTGCCAGCGCACGGAATCAGCACATGGTACGAAGCGTCTGAAATCCTGCATTACCCCGGCCTTGGCTTTGACGATGCCACCATGCGATCAATGTCCGTGATCCAGTACGGCGCACGCAATGCCATTGGCAACGCTATCGCAATGGACGTTTACGCTGGCAAGTTTTTCGAGGGTGGCGCGCATCCTTCGATCATTCTGGAAAACGACAAGAAAATGTCGCCCGAGCAGGTTGCGCAGTTGCAGGCCGCCTTCACGGCAAAATATGCGGGGCTTGAAAACGCCCACCGCTTGCCTCTGGTTTTGACTGAAGGCACCAGCGCGAAGGCAATCAGCCTTTCCGCTGACGACGCCCAATTACTTGAGGCGCGTAAGTTTCAGGTGCTCGATGTTGCTCGCGCTTTCGGTGTGCCGGGTTTCATGATTAACGAATCGACTGGCTCGACAAGCTGGGGCAGCGGTATCGAATCAATGGGCCGTGGTTTCGTGCAATACACGCTGCAACCGTGGCTTAGAAAAATCGAGCAAGAGCTAAACAGAAAGCTATTTCCACGCGACACAGGCCGCTTTGTAGAGTTTTACCGCGATGCCCTGATTGAAGGTGATTCAGCAGCGCAGGGAACCTACTTCCGATCAGCCCTGGGCGGGCCGGGTATGGGTGATGCACATTTGACAGTCAACGAAGTCAGAAAAATCAAGCGCATGGCACCCGTGGACGGTGGCGACGAGCTTTACCGCGCCCCACGCGACAAGCCAGCACCGGACTTTAGTAAGCAGGAAGAGGCAGTCGCAGACGTTGCCAATACATTGCGTGAAATGCGCCACACCAATGCGCTGCAATCTGAGCGCATTACGAATCGCCTGGACAACCAACCCCAGCCAGCGCCGGTTTTCAACATGGCAGCGCCGATTGTGAATGTTGCGCCTGCAGAGGTAAATGTGAATGTCGAAAAGCCCGATGCACCGATTGTCAACAACGTAATCAACCTGCCAGAGCCGGTAATTAACGTCGAAGCCGTCATGCCGGAATCAGCAGCGCCGGTTGTCAACATTGCGCCGCAAGTTGTCAATGTTGCGCCGCAAGTCGTCAACGTAGGTGAAACAGTGGTCAATGTAGCGCCCGCTGAAGTCAGCGTAAACCTTCCCGACAGACGAATTGTCGGCACAGTAGAGCGCAACAGTTCCGGCCAGATCACCAAAACAATTCAGACGGAAACGGACCTGTAAATGGCAGATAACACCACGCTTCCAGGCACAGGCGACGTAATCGCTTCAGACGACATTCTGGGCGTCAAGCACCAGCGCGTAAAAGTAGAGTTTGGCGCAGACGGCTTTGCGACTGACGTTTCAGCGGCTAACCCGCTACCGGTAGCTGGCGCATTCTTTCAAACGACACAACCTATAAGCGGCACGGTTGCAGTGTCCAACATGGTCACCCAAGGGCTGACAGACACCCAAATCAGAGCTACAGCATTGCCTGTCAGCGGTGCGTTCTTTCAAGCCACGCAGCCCGTTTCAGGCGCTTTCTTTCAGGCTACGCAGCCAGTATCTGGCCCGGCGACCGATGCACAGCTACGGTTGACGCCGTTGCCTGTCAGTATGTCGAACACGCTTGCGCTGACAGATACACAGCTTCGGGCCACGCCTGTGCCGATCACAATGTCAAATACCTTGGCATTGACGGATACGCAGCTTCGTGCGACTGCTGTGCCTATCAATGGCGCAGTAACTGTAACAGCCAACGGCATCATATCGACCGTCAACAGTACATCCGTTGCACTGGCTGCGAACGCCGTTTTTACCGGCCCAGCCGAGGATATTACGGAATTTGCCGATGTTCGCCTGCTAGTGTTTGCAGACCAGCCAAGCGCGGTCGATGGCTTGCAATTGCAGCAGTCAGCCAACGGCGCAAACTGGGACTCGGTGGATTCCTTCACCCTTCCAGCAACGACCGGCAGGCCCTTTAGCGTGGGCGCATCGGCGCGGTTTTTCCGGGTGGTTTACACCAATGGCGCAACAGCACAAACAGCTTTCAGGTTGCAAACCAAGCTGTATAAAG